CGCTTTCTCTTTCGGAACCAGCCGGAATAATTCGCATAAATTTTAAACAGCAGATAAATGATACTTAAAAGGCTTTTTTATAAAATCAAAATATTCGTCCTCAAAAGTTATTTGCGCTTTCGAGGCGGAAAACTGTTTTTTAATCCGGCAGTAAAAAAAGCAAAACGGTTGAACAAAAAAACCGGACTCCGGTACCGCGTTTTTTTCTTCAAAGGGAAATACTATGTATGTAACCGCCGTGAAGTAAGAAACCTGATGAGCGCCGGTTTTCTTCAGCGGGTAAAATTAGAAGCGGATTTAGATAAAGTATGTTTTTTCGATACACAAAAAAATATTTAGGATATGTTTGTAACAATAGAAGAAATAAAAACGCACCTGTACGGCGAACAGATTTCCGCAATCAGCGGCGCCGACGACACAATCCTCCTCGCTGCCATAGACGCCGCCATTAGCGAAGCGCGCGGATACCTGGCGGGATACAACCGCGATGCAATCTTTTCGGCGGAAGGAACCGCACGTAATGCCCTGTTATTGGTATTTATAAAAGACATTGCCGTTTGGCATTATATCAACCTGTGCAATGCAGGTACGGAACTCGAATTACGCCTGAGTCGCTACGAGCGGGCTATCGCCTGGCTGAAAGGCGTGCAGAAAGGCGATATCTCTCCGGACTTGCCGGGTTCGGATACTGAAGGCGGCGAAGGAATCGTTTCGCCGGTTATTTTCGGCAGTAATCCCAAAAGGGAACAACATTATTAATTTTTACGACTATGGCAAAGAAAGCAGAAGCACAGCCGGTAATCAGTCAAATCATTATCAAAGCGCCGAACCGGCAAATAAACGATATCGGCAACTGGCGCCGGGCAATCCAGAGCGCCGACATGGGACGCCCGCAAACCCTCTTTGACCTGTACGAGGACTTGCTTCTCGATGGCGTCCTTTACGACGCCTACGACAAGCGCATCCTTGCAATTACCAATGCTGAACTGACATTTCAGGACAAAAACGGAAACGATGTTCCGGAAATGATGAACGTCATCGACTCCATCGGTTTCGAGCAACTCGAACAGATCATCCTGAAATCCCGTTTTTGGGGACGCAGCGGCGTAGAATTCGACCTGACGACCGATTTGTTCCGCGTGAGTGAAATACCGCCCAAACATATCAACGTTGATAAAAAAGTTATCCTGATCAACCAAACAGATGAAACGGGTATCGACTACGAAACGGACAAACGGCTACTCGTCTTTAATACCGCAAAGCGGGATATGGGACTTTTTATCCGGACGGCTCCACTTGTAATTTATAAGCGCGGCGGGTTCGGCGATTACGCCCAGTGGCTCGAAATATTCGGGATGCCGCAAAGAATAGGGAAGTATTCGAGTTTCGACCAGGAAGCAAGAAGGCTTCTCGTGGACGCGCTTGAAAAAGCCGGATCGGCTCCTTATGTGGTTATCCCTAAAGAATCTGAAATCGAAACGGTACAGAACACAGGAACCGGAACTCCCGGAACTTCTTACAACGATTTTCGCAAAGCCTGCAATGAGGAATTATTGATAACCGTTCTCGGCCAGACGCTGACAACCGTACAGGGCGACAACGGCGCCCGTTCGCTCGGCGAAGTGCACCAGGCGGTCGAAGATGCCAAGCATCAGTCCGATATGCGTTATGTGCAACGAATGCTTAATACGCTCGTTCTTCCGGTTCTGGAGTCCGCAGGGCTTCCGGTCGCCGGCGGAAAGTTTGTTTTTCCAAAGTCTGCCGAGCCGCTTTCGGTTGCCGATATCGTGCAACTGTCAAACCTGATTCGCATACCTGCCCGCTTTATTCACGAGAAATATTCGATACCGGTACCGGAAGATGATGAGGAAATTGCTCGCGCCGAAACCGTAGATACCGTTCCGATCGGAACGGCGCCGGCGCAGGAACCTCCACAAAAAACCATGCTCGACCGCTCAAAAAGTTTTTTCGTATTCGCCCCGGCGGCTTCGACCGGGGCCAAAGAAAGAACCTTCACGACGAAATTAATCGACAGTATAACCGGCACGATTAACTTAGCCGAAAAGGGTGAGAAAACATTCCGCATAAATGTTTCCGCCCTGTTTGAAAAGGCGCTCCGCGAAATCTACCAGGGAACCGAAAACGAACAGTATGTAAACCGCTACCTTTTTGAAATCAGCAACAATGCCTATCAGGAAGGAATTAACCGCGAGTTCAAAGGCGCCGGTATGGAATTCGGACGCAAAAACCAATCCTTTATTGATGAATTCAAATATAATGCCGCCGTATTTTCCGCCTTCAAAAATCACAGGCAGACGCAGGAAATAGTCGGGCTGCTTACCGGCGATGACGGAAACTTGAGGTCGTATTCGGATTTTCGCAAGCAGGCTCTGCAGGTAAGCAAGGATTATAACGAGAACTGGCTTAGGACGGAATACAACACAGCCGTCCGTGCAGCACGCCAGGCGGTCAATTACCGCAAGTTCTTAGAAACAAAACGCCTGTATCCGAATCTCGAATACATCAAATCCACTGCGGCGCATCCACGCGAAAAGCATCTCGACTGGGTAGGAACCATCCTGCCGATTGAACATACATGGTGGGACGATCACATGCCCCCTTCCGACTGGAACTGTCAATGCTCTGTCCGCCAAACAGACGCTCCGGAAACGGCGGTACCGGAAGGGGACGAAAAACCGGTTTTTCGAAACAATCCGGGAAAGACTGCGCAGTTTGTAAACCTGAAGGAACATCCATTCGCTAAGGATGTTTGCCCTTATGTGAATGATTGCAGCAGGCAGCAATTTACCAACTTAGCCGATCATCCATACAGGGAAGCATGTAGAATATGTTTACTGGCAAAGGCATGGCATGCGCAAAAAATGGATTGGGAACAAAAAAAGGCAATGGCGCCGAAAGATGTGCGTCAGGTTGTTAAACAATCGCTAATCGGTAAAAGTATCGACTTGCCTGTAAAAAATGAGAATACAACCGGAACGATGAAGTTTAATCGGGACGGCCTTAAGGCTGCTTTAGCAAAAGAACATTCGCCATCATCGGAAAGCAAATGGATACTGTATGAAATGGCAAAGAATCCGGGCAAGATACAATATGATGATTTTTATCACTTGGATATGTCCCGTCCGAATATTAAACAGAAAATAAAAGACGGATTTACGGGATACAATCATTATTTTTTTACTTATCAGGGGAAAACTTGGAGAATAGGAGCTGCTATTATACGCGACAGTTATGAGATACCTTATTTTATAACGAAAGCGAAATAAATGGATTTACAGCAGGTATTAACCCCCGCGACCATTTATTTCGCCTTTGCTGCAGCAAAGGTACAATTAAAACCTATATAAACAATAATTAAAAGGTAAAAAAATGGATTTTAACACTTTCGAGCAGCAATTAAAAGCGAAGATGCAAGAAATAAATGATTTCGTAAGCAATGACGTGCCTGATGTCATCGGAATAGAAGCGGTTAATCACTTCAAAGATTCGTTCGATAAAGAAGCGTTCGACGGAAATCCGTGGGAAGATGTAAAGCGCCGAGACCCAAACTCCCCTTGGTATGGTTTTTCATACCTTTCAACCAAGCATTTTTCTGAAGCCCGAACGACCGCAAAAATCCTTTCCGGTGAAACCGGCGAACTGAGAAACGCAATTACCTACGTCAAGGAACCGGGCGCAGTTACCGTCCTGAACGAAAAGCCCTACGCCGCCGTTCACAACTACGGACTGGAAGCAAAGATTTTCGGTAAGAAATCGTTTACCATGCCGAAACGCACGTTTATGGAACATTCCGAAAAACTTCAGGGAAAAATAGACAATAAGATTCAAAAAGAAATGATTAATATTTTAAAAGGATGAAAACAATGTACACAGCCATCATGGCACAACTCAAAAAAGAAGTTCCGGCCCTCAAATGGATAGACATCGACTACGGACAGATAGATAAACAATCCGAACGGCCGGCGGTCGCCTTTCCTTGCGCCGTAGTAGGTATTTCGCTAAGCAATTGCGAAGATATAAGCGATGTTGCTCAAGTTTGCCGCGCTTCGGTTACCGTCCGCATAGCGCAGAACCCGCCAACCAGCAGGACAAATTCGGAAGCAAGCGAACAGGTAAGGGAAAATTCCCTTCAGAAATACGATTTAATTGATAAAGTATTGGATAACCTGCAGGGATTTGATAACGGCGAATTTAATCCTCTATCCCGCCGCGGGCAGTCCATCGAGCGGCGAACCGACGGTTTATTTGTTTGCCGGATTGATTTTGTCACGGAATTTGAGACTAATTGGGCGGAGGAAGAGGGATAACATAAAAGCGGAATTTCTTCCGCTTTTCTCAAAAAATTTTCACTTTACCATTTTTTTAACGTCCTTCCAATCCGGCATTAACTCATCCAAAAAGTCGAACAGGTAGAAATAACCGCCCGATAAGTCCACATCTTCGGGGCTTAACGATATATCTGCGAGAATAAGGCTGAGCGCGTGATGTAAATTCGTCCATCTCTCAACCGATAATTCGGCGCTGCCCGCTTTTAATTCTATGACTAACTTGTCGTCTTCAAAGCGTACCATTACATCAATGATTTTTGCTGCCTGTATTCAAGATTGCGACCGCGGATATTTGCGCTGTGCTTGCGCGCCAAAGAGTAGAGGATAATGTTTTTGCCAAGTTCCTCGCTTACATACCATACGCCGCTTTGATTTTTCCAAAACTCCTGCCGGTTCCGGCTGATGCGGGAGCGGAATGCCTGTTTGCTCGGATTGGTTCCAAGCGCTATGAGTAACTGCCCATAATTATAGCCAAGTCGGCTGCTGAAAATTTCAATCTCTTGTTCTAATTTCGGAAGCCAAAAGCCGATCCAATCGCGGTATTGTTTTTCGGTTTCGATAAAATAGCGTCGAATAACATGTCCTATTTTATTATTTTCCATCATTGCTAATTCTTTTGAACAATCAACAGTAATAATATAGTCAACTCTATTGCTTCCACCACGGCCTTTTTGCTTCAGTGATTCCTGAAGCAAAAAGTCTTTTCCTTCCTCATATTCGCATTGCTCAATTCTCAATTTAATCCAGTCCGCATATTGCCAACCTGATTTTAACGCCTGATGAAGTAAACGACTATTTACTTGCATCCCCAACTCTCCCGATTCAACGGGAATCATCTCATTTCTAAAAGTACGAACAATTAAGTTTTGTTCGTTCCGGACTTTTAGACAATTTTTACTAAAAGTCCCCTGCTCGTTTAACGACTGAGCTTGTCTTTTGTTTTTAACCATAATTGTTTAAATATTTTAGCATGTGAACGAAAAAAAGAACGGCGCCCACGACCCGCTGCTAAGTCCTTTAAACACAGGCTTGCGGTCGTTTCCGATACCGCGCAGGGTTGAACGCCGTATGTCGTGTACGTTATCGGACATAAAAAAAGCCCGAAACGCAACGCATGGGCAACTACTCGTTGCCTGTGTTTATTTAAACTTAGCGCTGCAAACATACAAACTTTTTTTGAAATCACATGCAATTATTAAAAAAAATTCAAATAACTCAATAAAAACCGCTCGGCTTTCCCAAGCAAAGCAGGAAATAATAGTTAAAAAACAGGTTAAATTTTTTTTAGACTTATGTATAAAAATGATTTTTCGTATAGTTCCTGCCGGAAAACCCAATCTCCGGCAGGCTAAAATAATTAACTTTGTGGTGCAAAACATAAAGATTAATACTAAATTTTTTCAAGTCAAGGCCTTGGTTGTCTAAGGAAAACTCATCTATATGAAACAAAAAAAAGTCATTCAAACAATTTTAATTGCTTTGTATTTTTTTCCTTTTCTTTCCTGTCTAATACCTCAAGTTCCCTCTTGGCATTGCGTCCCATATACGAATTAAACGTTGAATAATTGATGAAATAAGGCTTTTTAATTTTGTGTTCAAAAGTCCATTTCTGCGAGACGCCGCGATTTTTTCCTTCCATCACGATGCCTTGTATTTCAATTATTTTCAACAGTAAATTTCGTTTGTTGTAGGACATGCTTGCTATTCCTTAAAGTTACACAAAATCAAACGCCGACATCGAAAGCGGCAACGTCTTTTCTTTTCCATGCTCATCTTTAAATCTCACTTCGATAAATTGACAGGAAGGCGTCGGACGGTAAGCATCCTTAATAATTTGCAGCCCGTCGATAAAGTCCGCATTCTTGGATTTTACCGCCAGTTTTTCAAGTTCAAGAACCTTGTTTGCCTTTAGGTTCCCCTTGCGGTCTTTGGCAAGCAGGTTCATTACCGTTTCAACAAGGTTTGCGCTGTTTTCATCCTTGGCAAGCGTTTTAAGATATTCCCTTACCTTTTGGATTCCAACCTCGACGGTATCATCCCATCCCTCATAAACCCAGTTGCCGAGTTTAATCTGTATTTTTCCGTCCTCAGTGGTAAACGTATCCGTCTGCCGATCGGATTTTACCTTAAACAAATCATCCTTCATTTTGATGATTGTATCAAACCGGTCAAAAACGATGTTTTTTAAAATCTCCATATCTTCCGACAGTTTCTGTAGGTCGATGAAAGTTCTGCGCATCGTTTCATCTTTCAAGTCCTTGAACGCCTGGCGCTCCTCAAAAATGCGGTTTTTTTCCGCTTCCTCTTCCTGTTTTAAAACAGACAGCAGCGTTTTTTTGTCGGCTGCCGACAATGTTGCTAAATCAATTTTGTTCATTTTTTTAATTATTAATTAGTTTTCTTTTCCACTTTATCTGTTGCGTTCAAAGGTTTTGAAGTTATTATTAAATAATACTGCTCTCCTTCAATCTTCACAGGATTTGTTTGCAATCTAAACGATACAGAGTTATACTTTTCTCTTCCGTTTTCGATAGAAGCGAGAATTCGATTGACGATGTGAGTTGAATTTAAATCTCCTCTTCCTGTTTCCAAAATACGAATAGGAAATGCATTCTCATCGTTTGATTTTTTGATATACCAATCGATTGGGCTCTCTTCATCTTGTACAAAAACAATTTTTGTACCTTCACTTAATTTTAATTTATCCATTACGGAAGCGCTAAAACTGATTAACCCGGCGCTTCGGCTTACTCTAATTAAAGCCTCCTTTTGGATGGTTGTTTTTGCTTTACTTAAATCAAATGTTTTTAGTTTCATGATTTTTTACTTTTATTTGTTAATATTTTTAGCCGCTGAATACCACTCATTAATAACCGGATCGCCGAAATTCAAAAGATTCCTGAAAGATTTTATTCCGTTTATTATGGTAGAATGATTTTTTCCTAAAATCCGCTTTATGTCGGTCAACCGGTATTTATTTTCATACATAACCACAAAAAGAAGATGTCTGGCGTCACTAATGTGCTGCACCCTGCTTTTCCCAAGCAACTCCTCTTCGCTTACGCCCGTTATCTTTGCAATTTTCGAAATCATATCAATTCAAACTTATATTGTGTAATAAATCGCTCTGCATAATAGTATTCACGGCAACCACATCTTTTTTAGCCCGGATAAACCCGTTATATAACTGCCTTAATTGCTCCAAAGGAATTTTATTAAACTCCTGCTTTCCGGCAGCATTTTCTGCAGTTCCCTTTGCGTAATTTATCC